CTCTCTGATACGAGAAAATACCGCACCGCAAACCACGCGATGCAGATCGGCGCGGGGTAGAGCAGCCCGGTAGCTCGTCAGGCTCATAACCTGAAGGTCGCAGGTTCAAATCCTGCCCCCGCAACCAGAAAATACAATAAATACAAAGCAATACGCCCCGCATAATTGCGGGGCTCTTTGCGTTTCCAGTTTACATCAACGCCACATCAACACCCGGCACGAAAAACCGCATCCGTCGGCAACCGCTGACATTCAAGGGTAGCGGGCGGCGTGGAATGACCCCATCAGACCTTCAGCAGGTCGAGGAGGGGATCAAACGCGTAAAGCGCAGCTCGACGACCCGCTGCTGGCTCCATGGTGCGCAGGAGGCCAGCCTCGACAAGCCGCCTCGACAGGGCACGTGCCGAAGATGCCGGAATCCCCGACCGATCCACGAAACGGTCGTTGCGGAACACCGGGCTTGCGAACACGAAATCCAGCGCCTGGTCATGGAACTGCGAATTCAGCACCTCGCGGAACCGCTCCCGCATCTCGGTGTGGAGATGGAAAATCGCATCGGCGGTCTGGATGTTGACCGTGGCCTGCTCGTGCATCGCCTGGAGGAAGAAGACCACCCAGCCGGTCCAGTCGCCTGTCGCCGAGACGGCGCGCATCCGTTCGATATACTCGTCCTTGTTGGCCTCAAAATAACCTGACACGAAGAAGTTTGGCTGGCTCAGGACGCCGAGCTTCCACAGCATCAGCGTGATCAGCATCCGGCCGATCCGACCATTGCCGTCCTCGAAGGGATGCAGGGCCTCGAACTCCACATGCGCGATGGCTGTGCGGATCAGAGGGCGCATCGCGCTTTCGTTTATGAACCGGACCAGATCGGTCATCGCGGGCGCCAGATGCTCTGGTGCGATCGGCACATAATGAATTTTTCCGCGCTTCTCATCCCCGATATAGTTCTGTTCGATCTTGTAGCTGCCGGGCCTTTTCCGGGCTCCACGACCGAAGGAAAGAAGCTGCTGGTGTGCGGTTCTGATCAGATGTTCACCAAGCGGTGCGCCCTCGGCGAGCGCTTGCTGGGCATTCCGGAGGGCGCGGGAATAGAGGTAGGTCTCGATATCGTCATTGCGCGCTTCCCGGTAGGGATCGGCGCTACCCGCGTCCTCTTCTGCCTCCAGGCGGTAGAGTTCCTCGATGGTCGAAATCGTTCCCTCCATTCGGGACGAAGTGACGGCGTCCTGACGCCGCAGGGGTGTGAGGAACAACTCGCCGTTCACCATGCCCGACATCTTGGTATCGTATCGTGCCAGAGAGGTTGCAGCTTCCTCCAGCGGCCCAAGAACAGCCTCGTAATCAAGTGTGGCGGGGGGAAAGGCGCCGGCATGATAGGTCACTGCGTCTGTCAGATCATAGGGGTTGATGGCCATATTTGTGCCGATTCTGTCGCCAAGGAAGATTGATGCCAAGCTAGTCACACCTAAGGGTGTTGGCAACAGAATAAGTGCAAATACCGCCATCAAGCGGGATTGCTGTCAGCGGGCAACTATCAAGCAGGTTTGGCGACGAGACCGGGGGCCAAGCTGGTGCCAAAGGGGTTCCGTCATCATCGGCATTGCAGATCCTCTGACGATTTCTGTTTCTGTCCGGGGATTTGCAACACGAGAAGCCGATCGGGGCAACCTGCACCTCTGTGCTGGCCATCCGTCAGCCGATCAGCCATGGCCAGAATGGTCACCAGCACCATGTCGGAATGTTGCGCCAGCGCGATCAGATGCTCGCCGCTTGGTCCCCGTTCTCCGGAGAGCCAGTATTTTACGGCGCGTTCGCTTGCGCCTGTCCAGCGCATCGCTGTCTTGATGGCTTGGTGGGTCTGGCCCAGTTCTGTGCGGAGGGCAGCAGCGACAGCCTCGCGATACCGGGCTTGAGCCGCTTCGATCTGCACAGCTGTGCCCTTTTTCGGCACAATTGTGCCCATCTTCGCCCGCATTGCCACGGTCCTTTCCGATAATCAGGTGGAAAGGACAGCAAAGCGGCAGTTCGTATCAGCGCCCACACGGACGATGTGGGGCCATTCGTTCACCGCTGCCTGCGTGATTTGATCGGGAGGCGGGCGTGGCTCGGGCAAAGACACCTTCAACCGGAGAACTGGCGGATGTGCCTGAGCAACTGTTTGCTGCGGAATATGTCCGGATGTCGACCGAGCATCAGCAGTATTCAACCCAGAACCAGGTACAGACCATTCGCGAATACGCCGAGCGGCGCGGGATCAAAATTGTCAAAACTTATTCGGATGATGCGAAAAGCGGACTGATCATCGGCGGCAGGATGGCCTTGCAACAGATGATTTCCGACGTTGAATCCGGCGTAGCCGAATTCAACGTGATCCTCGTCTATGACGTCACACGCTGGGGGAGATTTCAGGACACGGACGAGTCGGCCTATTATGAATACCGCTGCCGCAAGGCGGGGATGCAAGTCGCATATTGCGCGGAACAATTCGAAAACGACGGATCACCCAATTCGACCATCATCAAGAGCGTCAAGCGTGCCATGGCTGGAGAATACAGCCGCGAGTTGTCGGTCAAGGTCTTTGCAGGTCAATGCCGCCTGATTGAACTCGGTTATCGTCAGGGAGGACCGGCCGGTTTCGGGTTGCGCCGCGCCCTGCTCAATGAACGTGGCGAGGTGAAGGCCGAGCTGAAGCGCGGTGAGCACAAGAGCCTTCAGACAGATCGCGTCGTCCTTGTTCCCGGACCAGACGAGGAGGTTCAGACTGTGCGCTGGATCTACACCCGGTTCCTGACGCAGGGCCGGTCGGAAAGCGAAATCGCGGCCGAGTTGAACGAGCGCGGTATTCAGACCGACCTCGGCCGGACATGGATACGTGCGACGGTGCACCAGATCCTGACCAATGAGAAATACATCGGCAACAACGTCTACAACCGCCGCTCCTTCAAGCTGAAGCGCAAACGTGTCGTCAACGGCCCGGAGATGTGGATTCGTTCGAATGGCGCTTTCGAGGCCATCGTCGAACCCAAGAAGTTCCAGAAGGTGCAGGCGATCATCGCAGTGCGCAACCGCCGCTTTTCCGACGACGAGATGCTGGATCGGCTCACCCGGCTCTTCCAGCGCCATGGCTACATTTCGGGGCTGGTGATCGACGAGGCCGACGGCATGCCCTCCAGCGGCGCCTATGCCCATCGCTTCGGCAGCCTGCTCAGGGCCTATTCCCTTGTCGGGTTCACCCCGGATCGCGACTATCGCTACATCGAAGCCAACCGCCTGTTGCGGCAATTTCACGGCATCGAGGTTGAGCGCGTGATCCACGAGATCACCCGGCTTGGTGGTGCTGTGGTCAGAAATCCTGCGACGGACCTGCTGACGATCAACGGCGAATTCAAAGCATCCGTTGTCGTCGCCCGCTGTCGCGAAACGTCCTGAGGCGGCTTGCGCTGGAAGATTCGTTTTGATGCCGGCCTCGCGCCAGACATCATCATCGCCATCCGGATGGGCCGCACAAATACCGACGCGCTCGATTACTATCTGCTGCCCCAGTTCGAGATGCGGAGCAAACCTCTGGGGCTTGCAGAGGAGAATGGCCTGATGCTGGACGCCTTCCGCTTCGAGACGCTGGATTTCTTTTTCGACATGGCCCGCCGCGTGCCGGTTTCTGAGGTGGCGCCATGGTGAACGAAACCGAAACCAACGGTGAAGTGCAGATCATCCCCATTGCCGCCATCACCGTGGAAAATCCGCGCGAGCGATCTGAAAAGACCTTTCGCGCGCTGGTGGACAGTATCGGCAAGGTGGGGCTGAAGAAGCCGATCACCGTCGCTCGGGATGACACCGCGACAGGGGGTGCCTGGCGCCTGGTCTGCGGTCAGGGGCGGATGGAGGCCTATGTGGCTCTCGGCGAAACTCACATCCCGGCCATCGTCGTGGACGCGAACGAGGTCGAACGGCTACTGCGCAGCGTGATCGAGAACATTGCCCGCCGCCAGCAACGACCGCTGGAACTCATGCAGGACATCGTGGTTCTTCGCGACCGGGGATATTCGGATATCCAGATTGCCGAAAAGACAGGATTGTCACAGTCCTATGTCCACGAAATCGGCGAGTTGATTGCCAATGGTGAGGAACGACTGCTGATCGCGGTCGAGACCGGCCAGATGCCCCTCAGCGTCGCGCTCTATATCACCCGGGCGGAAGAGAAGGATGTGCAGAACGCGCTCGAGGCGGCCTATACCTCCGGTGAGTTGCGGGGCAAGAAGCTGCTGGAAGCGCGGCGGCTGGTGGAACTACGCCACCGGCATGGCAAGAAAAAAGGCGGCACACGCACCAAGCGATCCGGGGTGCGGATGACATCGGCGGCGCTGGTCCGGGCCTATCGTATCGAGGCAGAGCGCCAGCAGGACATGATCCGCAGGGCGCAGTCGACGCGCGGCAGCCTGCTGTTTCTTGACGCGGCGTTTCAGTCCCTGCTCAACGATGAGAATTTTCTGACCCTGCTTCGCGCCGAGGGACTCGATTCCCTGCCGCGCATGGTGGTCGAGGGGCTGAAGGAACCACGGACATGACACATATGGACAAAATGCCCCCGCCCAAGGGGCCGGGATTCGAGCGAGTCCTGCAACAGATTCCGGTTGCTGCCATCCTGCCGGTCAAGCAACTGCCGATTACGGTTCCCAAGAGCCAGAAATATGCGCAGATCGCCGCATCGATCCGCGAGGCCGGCTTGATCGAACCGCTCGTGGTTGCGCGCGCTCCTGGTCAGGACGGCACGTTCATCCTGCTCGACGGCCACGTCCGGCTGCACGTCCTGAAGGAAATGGCCGCGGATGTCGTCACCTGCCTGGTCGCTACCGACGACGAGTCCTTTACCTACAACAAACGCATCAGCCGTCTCGCCACCATTCAGGAGCACAAGATGATCCTGCGTGCCATCGAGCGCGGCGTGCCGGAGGCCCGTATCGCTGCTGCCCTGAATGTGGATGTGGCGCTGATCCGGCGAAAGCGGACCCTTTTGAACGGTATCTGCCCCGAGGTGACGGAACTCCTGAAGGCCAAACACTGTCCGGTCAACAGTTTCCGGTCCCTGCGCAAGATGAAGCCCTTGCGCCAGATTCAGGCGGCCGAACTGATGATTGCCGCGAACAATTACACGGTGGCCTATACCGAAGCCATCTTGGCCGCGACCGATGCCGCCGACCTTGTCGATCCGGCCTCGAAGAAGGAGCCTGTCGGCGTCACCCGTGAGCAAGCCGAGCGGATGAAGGCGGAAATGGCGAGCCTACAAAAGAATATCAAGCTGATCGAGGGAACGCTTGGCCCCGATCACCTGCGTCTTGTCGTGGCGGGTCGCTATGTCGAACGGCTCTTCACGAACGATCGTCTCGTTCGCTATCTAGAAAAGCACCACGGAGAAATCCTCGGTGAGCTTCGTCAGATCGTGGCGGGCCTGAACCAACCGGGACCGTCTTCGGAGGGCCTGGGCGAAGCAGAGGAATAGCGGGCTTGGACGCTCGCTGACAATGGGGACCCGGACCCGACAAGCGCGGGGACCGCAGGAGACGCCGGACTGTGGGCCGGATCGAGTGCGGCGGTGGGGATGGCGGCGAACCCGCTCGGAGCCCACCATGGTCGGCCCATATATTGCCGACCGCGCAGGTGTGCCGTGAGACTGGACACTTGCGATGTTTGACGGGTGCGCTGCCGATCGGCTTGGATTTGGGATGCCAGTCGAGGGGCAGCGCGCCCGAAGGCAACCTTCACCTGCACGCCGCTGCTTGGCGTCGCATGACGTGGTAATCGGCCAGCATGGTCTCGAGCGCCGATCCGGCCGGCAGTGCCGGGACCTCTGCCGCTGCCCGCCGCTGGAACTCGGCCGGATATTCGACCACGGGCGGGCAGGCGGCGTGGTCAGAAACCGCCCTTGCGCAGCCGCTCGACAAAATCGTCACGGTTCCGAGGGCGATCAGCCCCGGCTTCCAGCATCCTTTGACGCGCATGATTGGTCCTTTCGAGTTTTTCCAACCGCTCGGCCGCGCGCCCTGCTTGCTCGCCGCGGCGGCGCGCGCCGACAACGAAGAGCAGGATAGCGGCGGCGAGCGTGAGCCAGGGCAGCACCCGCCGCCAGAGCGAAGCGAGAACGGCAATCACCGCCGCCCCCGCTTCCAGTCGTCCAGTCGGGCGTAGATCGTCACCGCGACCCCGCCGAGCGCGAGGGCGATGAACAACCAGCGCAGGCTGTCGAGATACGGCATCAAGGGCAGGATCACGCCCTGTGCCTCGGCCAGTGCCTGCTGGGCGACCTCGACGCCCGCCGCGCCGATGGTGCCGATGCCGGCTGCGCCGCTGGCCTTGATGGTGCGGCTGTCGGCCAGGTGCTCGCGCGCCGGGGCTTGATCGGTCGCAAATCGCGACGGTCGAGCGGGGAAGGGCTCGCCCCACGTCCGGGCGGCGCCGGTGTCGATATGGACGAAGTTGGAGCGGGGATAGGTGCCAATGCCCTTGAACCCGGCCTTGCGGGCGGCAGCGATGAAAGCGACCGGATCATGGTTTGCCATCGAGATATCGAAGGCGGTGCCGTCGAGGTGTTTCGATGCCTTCGCCCCGCCGACGCGCTGGTTGTGTTCGGGGCTGCGATAGGCCGAATTCACGATCAGGGGTTTGCCCAAGGTCACGCGCAGCTCCTGCAGCCGATCAAGGGCATCCGCGTTCACGCGCAGTTTGCCGGTACCGCGGCAGGCGATCTCGGCCGGCGAGAAGTTCGGCCAGCGCCATGCATTCGCCGGAACATTTTGCCATTGCTGATAGAAACTCATGATGTCTCTCCAAAAGAAAAAACCCGCGCGATGGCGGGGTGGGGCTGATCGGGTCGGGTGGCGGTCAGTCCCGCGGACTGCTGCTGCGTTCCAGCAGGCGTTTGATGTCGGCGCGCATCTCGCGCAGCATCTCGTTCTGTTCGCGGCGGGTCTCGGAGATGGCCTTGCGGTCGGCATCAAGCTGCTTTTCCAGCCGTTCGACTTCGCGCAGCGCCGTCTTGCTGGCCCCTTCGAGGCGGATCAGCCAGACGCCGAGACCGGTCGCCGCCATGATCGCGCCCCACCATTCGCGGATCGTGTCCATCATGCGGGTGCCCCGCAGGTCACGTAATGGATGGCGATGCGCACCGATCCGCCGGTGAAAGCGCCGCCATTCGCAGTTAGACGCACGGGTGTGTCGGCATAGAAGGCGGTCGGGCCGATAACGCCGATATTGCTGCTGCCGACGGCGACGCCAAGCGAGCCGCCGAACTTCGAGACCTCGCCGGCGATGCCGCAATCATAGGAACTGGCGCCCAGCACGGCGGTGACGGTGCGGGCCGAGACGCCGAGCACGATGGCGCGGTTGGGGATCTGGATGCTGCTGTCGACCGAGGCCCCGGAAAGCCCGGTCAGGGTTTCCTCCCGCACCGCCATGCCGGTGCTGGCGCCGTTTGCTTCCCGCGCCACGGCGACGGTAGCGGCTTGCGCGATGAAGCCCATGGCATCGACCACCGGGAGCCAGGTGCTGCCGGTCCAGACCACAAGCTGCGCCTCAGCCTCGATCCAGGCCAGCCAGCCGGGCGCAGGCAGGATCCGCATCCATGTGCCGTCGATCCAATAGGCCACGCTGCCGTCCCAGCCGGCCCATGCGCCTGTTGCGCCACTGGCCAGAATGTAACGGTCGCCTTCGGCTGGGCTGGCGGGCGGTGCGGCCCGGTCGCGATCCAGAACCGCAAGCTGCACGATCCCGTCCAGCAGCCGTAGCGCCTCGTTATGGGTCACATGTTTTTGCGCCTGTGCGGCCATGATGAAGGGCAGCGCGAGGTGCGCTGTTGTGTCAGGCATGGAGGTCTCCTGCTTAGAACCAGAGAGTGGTGACGGGGGCCGCGCCCACGCCGAACGCCTGCCCGATCTGGGCAATGCTGATGGTGAGCGATGCGCCGGGGCCGAGCAGCGCGCCCCAATCGGCAACCTGCTGCGCGGCGGTGTAAACGGCGGCGTTGGTCGCAGTGGTCAAGGATCTCTTGACACCTGCCCCATCAAGAATATCGACCTGCCACGCTTCGTTTGCCTCACTCATGGGCACCTCGACCGCGTTCCAGTTATCGGCGGCCAAGGATCGGTCGCGCCGCAGCCAGCGGATCGTCAGATCGCCGGGGCTGCGTGATCTGCGCCATGGCTGTTCGACATGGACCGCCGAGAACGGCCGCAGCCCGACGCCGCGCGGGGTGAAGGGCAGGGCGGTATAGCTGTCGTCGCTGACGGGCTTTGCCGCCGGGCCGATGTGCCAGTTCCACGGCAGGCCCAGATCGGCCTCATTGACCGGCAACGGGGCCAGCGCCGCGTCCAGCACCACCACCCGCGCGCCGGTCGGCACCATGGGGGCCATGTCGGCCTCTGTGCCCCGCTGGCCGCGCAGCAGCCGCGACAGGCGATAGCGGCCGGGCGCCAGCAGTTCGGCCGCGCCGAATTGCAGGATCTCCCAGGCCCCGCCCGGCTGCTCGATGGCAAGGGCGTTCTCGCCGCCAAACAGGCGCAGGTCGGTCACGCTTTCCAGCGTCCCGGTCAGCAGTTCCAGATAGACCGAGTTGCCATGATCGAAACGCGAGGTCGGGCCGGCATGGAGGTCTGCTGTCAGCGCGCCGATGCGCGCCCGGCTGCTGAACGTGGTCAGCAACTCGAAGCCCGAATCCTCGGGGCTGCGATATACCGCCATCTGGCCGGGCCACGGTCGCGCATGGGCGGCGATCAGTGGGTGGTGCGGCGCGTGATTCTCGCGCAGTTGCGGCAGGTCCATGATCAGGGCCAGCGGCGCGCCGAACACCACCGGCCGGGCCAGATGCGCGGCGCGGGGGCTGCCCGGCGGCAGATCATAGGCGGCGCGGTCCTGGCGGATGGTCTCGATGCCGCGCGCCTCGGCATCCGATGCGGTCAGGATGCGCATTTCGGCCAGCCGGCCATCATGATCGAGCAGGATCACATCGGCTGGGTCCAGCGCCAGCATCGAGGGCGGCAGTCGGAAGGATCCGGTCTCGCGGCCGACCCATGCCTCCATCAGCGCCCGGCGGCAGCGCCGGTCGGCTTCCTCGGGCGGCACCGCCATGGGGAAGCTGTCGGATGACACCCGGCTGCTTTGAGGCGTGATGCGCCGGGCTTCGACCGTGATCCCGTCATAATCCTCGTCGGCCCGCGCCACCTGCCATTTGAGCGCCTGCGGCAGTTCGGTTTCCTGCCCCCGCGTCAGGTCCATCACATCGCCCGAGCCGGCGGACACCATGGCATCGGGGGCGATCAACGCCACCGGCGCGCTACCCCGCATCACAAAGCGGATCCGGCCCTCGCTCTCGACCGCATCAAAGCCGAAATGCCGGGCCAGCATGGTGATCGAGGTCCGGGGTGCTTCCAGCGCCGAGATTACATAGCCATCCACCGCGCCGGTCAGGCCGGAGGTGTCTATCCACGCATCCGGCAGGCCAGCGCGCCGGCAGAGGTGCCGCACCAGCGCCGCCAGTGACACCGCGCCCAGCCGGCCGGTCAGCCAATGCCCCAACCGCCAGTTCTCGCCATCGGCCCAGAGATCGGAGAGTTCGGGAAAGAACGGATAGGGCCGCGCATCCCAGGTCCAGGCGGCGCATTCCGACACGTTCACCATGCGCCCGGCATATTCGGTCGAGACCGGATTGTTCGCCGGATCGCGCCAGAACAGATAGGTCGCCTCAAGATAGGCCCGCTGGATCGCATCGTCGCGCCAGCCGCGCGAGAAGTGCGGGAAGAACGATTCCGAAGATTTCGGGTCATAGAACACGTTGGGCTGATTGGTGCCGCGATCGACCGCCGGGCAGCCGAGTTCGGTGAACCAGATCGGCTTTGACTGCGGCACCCATGCGGTCGGCGATGCGGCCTCGCTGCCGCCGGGGCGGTTGTGGTGCGGGTTTGACCACCAAGCGCGGATATCCTTGAAGCGCCAGACCCAATCCTTCGGGACGATCGGGCTGGTCATTGCGGTGCTCGGGACCGCACCAGACCAGAGCGACAAGTCGGTGATCAAGCTGCCTGGCCATGGAGACGGCGACACCAGGCCACCAGCAAAGTTCAGCCCGTTATGGACGCCATAGCCTGCGCCGCCATTATTCGACCAGTTGCCGGCGAGCGCGCTGCTGAAAGCGGTGCGGGCAACGACCGCGCCATCAACGGCCAGCCAGATCTCGGCCGCAGCGTAATCGAGGACAGCGACGATATCTGCTGCCTGACCGCGAAGGCCAGCCACAGAATAATCAACATGCTGTATTTCGCCATCCTGGACGCGCAGAATCAGCCAGCGCAGCACCCCGGCTCTGACGCCCAGCCAACATCCCTGCGCCCACCCAATCTCGAAGATCAGCCCGTCGGTGATCACCGAAGGGAACTGCACCCGGCAAGAGAGCGTGATCGACGCGCTGCGAATGCCCACGCCCACCGCGCCGGTCCAGTTTGGAGCAACGGTCAGATCCGGAGACCCGGCCGGCAGGGCCGTTACGGCCTCATATGACGGAACAGCCGTGATCGAGTCCGTGATCGGTGTCCGCGTCTGGCTGATCCGGTCGGCCTCGCTGGCATAGAGCCAGTCAAACCCCTCGCCGCCGGCAATGTTGCTCTGCAGATAGGCGCGGTCGTAGATCGAGGGCCAGACCTGTGCGTCCGCATGATCCCAGCCGTCGCGCCAGTCGCTGAGCGGCATGTAATTGTCGATGCCGATGAAATCGACATTGGCATCCGCCCAGAGCGGGTCGAGGTGAAAGAGCACGTGGCCGCTGCCGTCCTGCGGATGGTGCCCGAAATATTCCGACCAGTCGGCGGCATAGCTGATCTTCGTGCCCGGCCCGAGGATCGTGCGCACGGCAGCGGCCAGCGATTGGAACGCGGCAACCGCCGGATAGGTCGCGGCCCCGGACCTGATTTGCGTCAGCCCGCGCATTTCGGAGCCGATCAGGAAGGCGTCCACGCCTCCGGCTGCGGAGCAGAGGTGTGCGTAATGCAGGATCATGCGCCGGAAACCCCAATCGCCAGCCGGGCCGGTCCATTTCACGGCGTCGTCGCTGACCGTAAAATCTGAGGGCTGCGCATTGCCGAAGAAGGCGGCAACCTGCGCGGCAGCAGCGGCGGTCTTGTCCACGCTGCCCGCAAACCCGGCGGCCGGCGAGCAGGTAAGCCGCCCCCGCCAGGGTAGCACCGGCTGGCCGATATTCGCGGCGTTGTCGCTGTAGGGATCCGGCAGGGCGTTGCCGGCCGGAATGTCCATCATCAGGAAGGGATAGAAGGTGACCCGAAGCCCGTGCGCCTTCATGTCGCGGATCGCCTCGACAACCGAAAAATCTGCCGGGGTTCCGCCATAGACGGGCTTGCCGTCCTGATGGCTGACCACTTGCGCCGCGCCGCGTCCGATCCCGTTCACGCGCCATTCCGGCGTGGTGGCTTTCTCGGCCATTTCGACCTTCGGACGGATCGTGCATTGCCCGGCGCGCAGATCATCGCCGAACCACGACACGACCAGCGAGGCGCTCTCGACCGACGGCACCATGGATTCCAGCCGATCCAGCGAAACCGCCATATCGGCGCTGCCGGCCATCGCGTTCACGTTCTCTGCCGCGCTGTCGCCTCCGCCCCCGCCCTTGCGCACGGTGCTGGTGGCATAGGCGAACTCGCCGGAGGCCGGAATGATCGTCACCGCGGGCACGAGACCCTCGGCGGTGTCATCATCGGCCAGCGGCCGGAACACCTCGAAGGAAAGCTGCGGCAGGCGGTTGCCGAAGCGCGAAAGCGGCAATTCCTCGAACACGACATAGGCGGTGCCCCGATAGGCCGGCGCATGGCCCGCGCCCATCTTTGCCTCGACGAAGGGATCCTGCATCTGGGCTTCGTCGCCCGAATACCAGCGCCATGTCAGGTCGCTGAGATCGACCACCTCGCCATCGGCCCAGATGCGACCGATGCCGGTGATCGGTCCCTCGCACAATCCCACGGCAAAGCTGGCGAAATAGGTGTATTCGGTGGTGGTGACCTTCGGCCCGCCGCCCTTGCCGCCACCTTGGCGGGTGGTGCTGGATTCCTCGCGGAAATCGGTCGCCCAGATGATATTGCCGCCCAGCCGCATTCGGCCATAGAGGCGCGGGATCACGACGCCCTCGGTCGCCGAGACCATGCGCAGGCTGTCCATGCGCTGCCCCTCGATTTTCTGACCGGGGGCCAGTGCCGAGACGATCCAACTATCCACCATGGATCCGACAGCGGAGCCGATCATGCCGCCGATGGCCGCACCGCTGAGGCCGAGGATCGCGCCGCCAAATCCGCCGCCGATGGACGCGCCGACCGCGCCGAGAACAATGGTTGCCATGGATCAGGACTTCTTCTTGCGCGGGGCAGGTGCCGGGCGCGGAAACAGGAAGGCGAAGGCGATGCGCCTGCGCCATGCGGCAGTCAGCGGTTCCTCGATCACGCCGAGCCGCTCATAGCTGTGGATGAAGCTGCTCTCGCCTGTCAGGACCCCGACATGTTTGACGATCGCCCCGGCGCGCATGCGGAACAGGACCACCGCGCCGGGACCGGCCGCCGCCGGGTCGATGCGGATCATCACCCGCGCCGCGCTGTCGGCCAGCACCTCGCGGGATCCGGTCTCGCCCCAATCGCGGCTGTAAGGCGGCACCGGCAGGGTCTCGGACCCGACCACCTCGCGCCAGATGCCGCGGGCGAGGCCGAGGCAGTCGCAGCCCACGCCCCGGACGCTGGCCTGATCGTGATACGGCGTTCCCAGCCAGCCGCGCGCCGCGGCAATGACCTGCTTCGGATCGGCACCCCTCACAGCACTGCCCCTTCGTGCCCGCCATCGGCCGAGGCGTAACGCAGCACCGTGTCCTGGCCCGGAATATGCGGGAAGCCTCGGAAATTGACGATATTGGAGAACTTCGTGGCGCAGGTTTCCGCGCGTTTGTCGCAGCCCGCGCGGATCGTGAAGGTATCCCCGCCGGCCAAGGGGCGCACCGGCGCTTCCAGAAGCGTGATCGTGACGACGCCAGATGCGATCTCGTGCAGCATGATCTCGGCCGCGCGGCCCGCGTTCGGGCCGGCGGTCCATTCCAGATGCCCGAAGGCGAACCAGCCATTGGCGAAGCCCCCCAGCCCGGAGGCGGTGAAGGCCCGGTCACGGATGGGATCCTCCACTACGCCTGCGCCGCTATAGGCCGGGTCGTTGAGATTGACGCCGCAACGGGCATCGCCCAGCGCCGCGTCACAGGTGCCCTGATAGACCCGGCCCAGCGTCTGGCCCAGAACATGCGCCATGGAGCGAACCTCGGCCACGAATGACGCCCGCCCACGCCGCAACTCACCGATGGCACCGCGACGGATCAGCACCCGCTGGCCGGGATCCTGCCAGTTCACCCGCCAGACCTCGACCAGCGCATTGTCCCAGCGCCCGTCGATGATATCGGTCTCCGTGATCCGATCCGAGGTCAGTGCGCCTTCGGCATCCTGCGAATCCACCGACAGATCGGAACCGGCGCGGATCTCGGATGCGGTCAGACCGCTTTCCGGCTCGAAATCGGTGCCGCCAAAGGCCAGCGCCCGGTCGTGATCGGTAAAGCCGAGGGTCATTCCATCGGCGCGGGTGATCCGCCAGCACCAGGCCAGCGTGGTCGTGCCATCGTCCAGGTGCGCCTGCAGGTCAGGGGATAGAGTTTTCATCGGCGGATTTCCACGAGCGGGATTGAGGTGATCGAGCCGAGCCGCTCGATATCGAGGGTCACGTCCAGCGCATCGCTGTCGAATCTCACCGGCACGTCAAATTCAAAACCGGCGGTGATGGCGATGCCTGCGCCGGGGGCGGTGTCGAATGTGATGATGCCGGTCGCAGCGTCGATCACCCAGCCCGCAGCCTGCTCGACCCCGCCCAGCGCCACCCGCACCGATCCAGCGACGGGCTTGGTGATCACCCGCGCCCATGATTGCGCCCCGGAGGTGTAGCGTTTCGCGATCTGGAACGTCGTCTCGGTCCCGTCGCCGGTGCCGATCACCTGATCTGTCGCGGTCGGCGTGCCGGATGGGGCGCATGATTTGTAATCCGACCAATCCTTGAACCGGAACCCGTGCAGCCGCCCGTTGCGCGCCTCGAAGAACGCAACCACGGCCGCCAGATCATCGGCGCGGCGGATGCCATAAGACACGTCATAGCGCCGCCGGCTGTTCGCCCAGCTTGCATTCCGTTCCTCATCGCCCGAGGCCAGTTCGACAATCTGGGTGCGCCGTTCGGGCCCGCCCCGCGCGCCGCGGCTGATATTGTCGGGAAAACGGATAACGTGAAACGCCATTACATACCTCTCCGGCCCATCGCGACCGCGCGGGCAATATCGGCCCCGATCTGTGCGCGGGACTGGCGGAACGACTCTGCATCGCGGGCGGCGATATTGACGGTAACGCCCTGGCCGTATCCGGCGGCTTCGCGGCGAGACAGCACCCGCTCGCCTTTTTGCAGGATCGCCGGCACCTCATCCGAACGCAGCCCGGCCCAGCCGCCGTTGTGCATGCGGGGCGCATTGGCGAAGGCCATGGCCGGAACCAGCCGGCTCGGCCCGCTGCTGCCGACCATCCCGCCGGAATGCAGGATGCTGGCCGACAGGCCGCCGAGGCCCGGCATGAACCCGGACAGGACGCCGGCCAGCGGGCCAAGCAGGAAGCGCCGCGCGCCCAGCTTCGCCAGATCGGCCAGCATGGAGGTGACCAGATCGCGGAAGTTCATTTTGCCGGTTTTGACAAATTCCCCGATCGCATTTTCGGCCCCCTGAAATGCGTTGACCAAGGCGCTGCCGATATCGCCGCCGATGTTCCGGGCCTTGTCGGCATAATCGGAGAGCGAGGCGGCGACTGCATCCCAGCCGAGTTTTGCCTCATCAGCCCCGGCCTTCGTGTCTGCCCCGGCCTTTTTGCCAGCCGCGCCCGCGCGCCCGGCGGCCCCGCCCGCCTTGTCCAGCGCGCCGGCAACGCGATCCGCAGCGCCGGCTGCATCGTCCAAGGCGTCGGCCCCATCCTCGCCCGTGGTTGTGACTGCATCCTGAAGCGCCTGCCAGCTTTCCAGCGGCGCAACCGTGGCAGCGGCCAGTTCGCCAGCCGCTTCGAGATATCCGGCCGCAGCGGCGCTTGCCTGATCGGCCGAGCCCCCGAACAGATCGAGGGCTTCGACATAGGTGCGGCCGAACGCTTCGCTGAATGCATCGGCGGCAGAGGCTCCGGCAGCAGAGGCCCCGCCCTCAAACGGGTTATTGATCCGCCCGAGGTTGAACGGATCCAGAAGCCCGATCTGCGCGCCGCCCTCGCCGACCGCCCAATCCGGCAGCATCGCGAGCGCGCTGTTGATGCCGCCGATGAAATTGTTGATGCGGGTCACGACGCCGTTCAGCATCGCCTCGACGCCCGCGATCAGCCCGTTCGCAGCCTGAAACGCGAAATCCCCAATAGCATCGGGCAATGCGCCCCAGATTGCCTTGATGGCCTCAAACCCGCCCAGCCAGACCGCGACATAACGGTCAACGGCGGTGACCGCGCCTTTCACGATGGCGTCGAGGACCGTGAACACCAATGCGCGATAGCCTTCCCATGCTGCGCCCAGCAGCGCGAAAGCCGCCTGAAACGCGGTGCCGATACGCTGGCCGACCTCGCGAGCGAGACCGCCAAGCAGGCGAAACGCCGTGCCGATCCCGCCGGCCGCCTTCACCAGAGACGAGAACTGATAGATCAACTCGCCCGCCGCCACGATCAGCGCGCCAATGCCGGTGCGGATCAGCGCACCGCGCAGCGCGGTCAGGGCGGTGGCGAGGCTGAAGGTTGCCACCCGCGCGGCGACAAAGGCCGTGACCCATCGCCCCGCCATGAAGCCGGCGAACGCCACCCCGATCGATGCGAGCCGTTCGAGGTTGTCTGCAACGAGGATCAGCACCTCGGCGACGGTCGAGGACGCGCCCAAAAGCTGGTCCCAGGAACCGACCAGTTGCAGAGCGGCGTTTCCGATCAGGGTGAAGGCATCGCCGATGGTGGCCGGCATCGAGTCGGCTTCCTCGCGCAGCAGTTCCAGATTGCCGACCAGCGCGGTGCGGATCACATCGCCGGTGATTGCGCCTTGTGGTCCCAATTGACGCAGACCGGAAACCGTGGTGCCGAGTTCGGCCGCCAGCAGTTCGGCCAGCCGGCCGCCGCTCTCGATAATCCGGTTCAGTTCCTCCCCGCGCAGGGTGCCGGTCGCCATGGCCTTCGACAGCGCATATTGCACGGATGCAGCCCGTTCCGCCCGCGCGCCGGATACGACCATGGCGTTGTTCAGCGCCTCGGTAAAATCGAGGCTCTCGGTGGTGGACAGGCCCAATTCGCGCAGCGCGGTGCTGTTCGCGATCCACGATTCTGTTGTCTGGTCGAGGCTGGAATAGGTGCGCCGCGCCATGTCGGCCAGCCGCTCCATGACGGCCGCGCCCTTTTCCTGCGATCCGGTCGCCAGATCAACGCGCGAGCGCAGATCGGTCCAGGTATCGGCATATTGCACCACCTGCCGGATGCTGAACGCACCGGCTGCGATCCCGGCCAGCCGGCGCAGCATGACACCAGTGGTATCGATCTCTTTGGACAGTTTCTGAAAACTGCGCGCGCCGGCATCGCCGATGCCTTCCAGCTCGGCACGGACCTGCCGGCCGTTCTCGGCGACGAGCCGAACGGACACTTTCTTCTCAGCCATGAACGAAGGTTCCTTGATTTCGGAGGCGCTGTTTCTTACGTTTTAGCTATCGAACGAATAAAGGTAGGATCATGCCACAGACCGCGACCTTGTCCTCGAAGTTCCAGATCTCGATTCCCAAGGCGATCCGCACGGCGCAGCACTGGGAGGCCGGGTTGACCTTTGCGTTCATCCCGAAGGGAACCGGGGTTCTTCTGGTGCCGGTCCCGCAGCGCGCGGCCCTTGCCGGGATTGCCAAAGGCGCATCCGCGGAAGGTTATCGCGACCGCTCGGATCGCGTCTGATGCGGCTGGTCGATACCTCGGCCTGGATCGAGTGGCTGATCGACTCCCCGACCGGGCGTGCGGTGGCCCCGCATCTGCCGGATCAGGCTGAATGGCTGGTGCCGACCATGGTGCAGCTGGAACTGGCGAAATGGCTGACCCGTGAGGTGGGCGAGGACAAGGCCGATCAGGTGATCGCCTTTACCCAGCTTTGCGTGGTTCTGCCGCTGGACACCGAGACTGCGCTTGCTGCGGCCGAAGCCTGCCGCAATCACAGGCTGGCGACGGCGGATGCCATCGTCTATGCGACCGCGCGGGGAAACGGAGCCACATTGATCACCTGTGACGCGCATTTCGACGGGCTGCCCGGGGTGACGGTCATCGAAAAGGTCAAAGCATAGGCTGCGCCTGTTCCGTTCCGATCTGCTCGTTGGTTTTTCGGATCATCACCGCCTCGATCACGGGCAGAAGTTCAGCGACGGCGATGGTTGGAATGCCAAGGGCGCGGCCCATTTCCAGCGCCGCGCCCATGTCCCAGCCCAGCACAGCGCCGGGGATTGCTCGGGTCTGCCCGCCGATCCGGCCGACCAGATCCCAGACCTGCCAGCCTTCATGTGTCTGGGGCTGGTTCAGCCGCGCCGGGCAATCATCGCAGCGCGCCGGGCAGGCCTCGCAATACCGATCGCCCCCGCCGAAATGCCATTCGGCGAGAGCGGTCAGCCGTTTTTTTCCGATTCCAAAACCAGATGCGGCCCCAGAACCTGATCCTGAAACGCCTCGAAGACCGGCCAGATGTTCAGAAGCGCGTGGATGCCTTCAGGGGTGATCGGGATAGGATTGCCGTCCTCGTCGCCGACACCTTCCCATTCGGTGACGACCCGGCCAGCCACGGCTTGCGCCATCGCGACCGCCAGTTCCTCTTTGGCAGCCTCGGGGCCGATATCCTCCATGCTCACATCGGCCCGGGCGGCGGCCATGACGGCCGTCGTCACGGGCGCTGCCTTGAGACGCAGGCCGGGCAGCAGGTCGACCCAGCGCGGCTCGGTCGAAAGATTCAGGCGGATCATGGTCAGTATTCCTCGATATCGTTGACAAGGGTGATGGTGCACATGCGGGCCGGGCTGGACGCGCGCGCCGCCTGCCAGTCGAAGCTGGCCTGAATGCCCTGCGGGCCGCTGATCTCGACACGGGGGCGGGGCAGATAGACGGCATGGGCGGTGACGGTCAGGCTTTCACCCGATGGCAGCGCATAGGCGAATTCCAACTCGCAGGGCCCGCCGGCGATGGCCTGATTCATCAGCACCATATCGGCAAAGCGAACCTCTATCTGGCCGGTCAGGGCGGCGATGGTCGGGTCGGCCCCGTCAATCATGCCGTCGTTTCGGATGGTCTCGATCCGGTCGAGATTGTTGGCATAGGTGATCTGGGCCGAGATCACATTGCCCAGCGCCACGCCGTTGCGGGTGATGGCGCCGTTGAAATGCTCGAAGCGGGTGAGTGCGATATCTGCGGGCGTTCCGGCTTGCGAGCTGCTGGCGACGGTCTCGCCCTGCGCGACCAGTTGCGCACTGGCGGTCAGCAGCCCCGACCGCTGCATGGTCCAGCTGAGCTGGTTGACCATAACGCCGGAATACATCGCATAGCGCGGCACCTCGGGCATGCCGGTCTCGATCGCCATAGAGGGCAGGGTCCAGTTACCGGATTGGAATGTGTGGGTATAGGGGCCGGGCGAGGTGCCGGTGGTGGTCGGCGAGCCGAACGCCGCCTTGAGCCAGAAGCCGAACGCCTCGGCATCAATAGGGATGGTCAGATCGCCATCCGCTGTGATCGCGTCCTTGACCGGCGCGAGCGGATCGCGGCCATAGCCCAGCAGCTCCGACGACAGCAGCGGCTGCTCGGCGCTGAGCGTGGAGGCCGCGAAGGGCATGCGGGTGTAACCGCCGGCGGGCGAGGTGCCGTAGACTGAGAAGGGCGGTGCGAAATTAGTCCACGTTAGCGGCGGCATGGTGCTGCTGCGGGCGGCGTAAAAGTCGTCCACCTTTGTCCCTTTCTGCGGCTGCAGGGAGGATGGGAGGATCTACAGCGTGGA